GTTGAACTTGTCTCCCCAGTCCCATGTTTTATCGTCCGCGTATTCTTTAGCTAAAGCATATAGTGAAGCTTTAACGCTCAAGTCCTCCGTGTTAGACAATAGTTCCCTAACCTCAAAGTCAGCCATTTGTCTTTTCTGGACTTCATACCTCATCAGTCCATTATTCTCAGGCATAACTTCCCTCTTAAAACGAAGGTCAAATAAGTTGGATGCACTGACGCCATACTGAGATGTCTTCTTCAGAACATCTGCTTCGGTCATATTCTCAGGAATCTGACCCCCTAAAAATATTTCGTTACCTTCTTCGTCTTCAATGACAGCGGCTAGTATTTCTCCTGACTTGTATAGAGAAGTATATTTTTCCCTGTTTGCTTCGCGAACAATCTCACTGACAGTTGCTACATCTCCTTGTTGGCCCAGCTCTTTTTCTTTTTGAAAGCGAGTTAGAATTTGTTTTTGCCTATCATCAAGGAACTCATCGTTGATGGGGTCTCCATCAAGCAGAGTGTTTACAGATGTTAATAGGTCAGGCTTACGAAAAGATTTAAGTTGTTGATTAATCTGATCAACATTTTCTTGAGTTACCAGTTGGTTAGCCTGAAGACCTTTACTTAAATTAGTCTGGAGCTGGCTCTCAACTACTTCGTCATATCTCCCTGCTTCAAGATATTCATTTCGTAGATGCTCTGTATACCTGCCTAGACTTTCAACTTTATCTTCGTATGGGTTATTAGCTCTCCATTCGCTAAACGAAGTTTCTACAAAATTATTTTTTATTGGGTTGCTTGGATCTGACATAGCAGTAGCAGGTATGTTGTTTAGTTATATCTATATATTAATCAATTGGGTCAGTCATGTCTCCTCCCGCGCCATCTGGGTCATCGGCTCGTGTTCTGGTTTTCGACTGTAATCTCAGCTTGTTCCTTTGCTGAAGGATATATTTTTGAGCAGCTTGAACTGTGTTGATTCCCTCTGGCAACCCTATATCTTTTAGTTGTTCAGACTCATACTTTGTCTTTGATGCAGCAAATGTATCTTCATCCTCGTCCATGCCCTGCTTTGGCATTCCTTCTTGGACAGACTTCACATACGCAGCAATATCATCAAGACCTGATAAGTCCTCGGTTAGTTGTCTTCGCACTGTCGCATCAAAATCTGCGTCAGCTTTTGCTCCAGCAGCAGCAGTTGCTGCGTCACTTCTAGCTTTGTTCCTATCGAAGATAGACTTGTTCATCCTCTCTAGGATTCTTTCTCTATCTGTGACGATGCCATCTGCGTTTACTTCTTCAGAGAACTGTTCAGGAGTCATAGCTCCTGTCTGAGCTACTTGGAATAATGTTCCGCTTTGTTTATCAGCAGCGTCTGTTTGTGCAGCTTGAGACTTGAGTGAGCTTTCTGCCGATCTCAACATGATGCCAGCAGATGGAATCTTGCTAATCAATTGTGCATTTTGGATTCCGTATGTAGCTACTGCTTGTTGTTTCTCAAAGACAGATTTAGTGTTGTCGTTAACTATATTATTAAGATCTCTAGTAACAGCTTCAGCTTTGTCAGCAAAATCAATTTGTTCTTGGGCCTTTCTCTTACGCTCTTCAAATTCAAACAAACTACTTTGGTATGCTAAGTCTGCGTTCCTTTCTTGCAGAAGCTGTGAGCGCAACTTCATTTGCATTTGAAGTTGGGGTGCCATGCGTTGATCTTCAAGAGCACCAATAAACGCAGTCTCCTCTCTTGTAAGATTAAAATTGTTTCTGAGCGGAGCTATATCACGCTCAAAGAAATTATCGGGGGGCATGTTATCTTGTTCAGCCATTATATTACTACGTTAGGCATAAACTTAGGGTCTTCTTTAAGACGCTGTTCCATTCTATCTACAAGAAGCTGCTGCAACCTAGCGTTGTTTTGTCTTGTTCTTTCCACTCTGTCCATAGCTTGCCCTCTTGCTGCTAAGAATCCTTGAGTTGCTACAGCAGGTGCTTCACTGTCCATTGACCTTGCCCAGTCTGATGCTGCTTGATTAGCCGCATCTACAAACCCCATCTTCCTGAGCCTCCTTGCTTTTCTCAAACCACCCATACGAGAATATAATTTTCTCCTGCGATTTAATCCCCCACCTTTTGTATTCCTTTCATAGAAAGCATCATATGCTCTTTGTGAAGTTCTGTTTGCTTTGTTCAACTGTCTTTCAAATGCTTCGGGTTTAACCATCAGCTCGTTCAAAGCAATATCTTTTATCTCCGCAATCCGATCATCTCTTCCCTGTTCTTTAGTTAGGTCAACAGCTTTGGTCAACCTGTCCATCAAATCCCTACGCTCCTGTTTCATAGAGCCATCCCGCATTGCGTTATACCTAGCGGTTTCTAATCGCTCCCGCTCTTCTCTCACTCTTGGGTCAGATTGAGCAAAGGAAGTTGGTTGTTTTGTTGATGCTCCTGAGCCTGTGCTTCCTCCTGCGCCTGAAGTAATAGGTTTATTTTGTTTACTAGCTGTGCCAATAAGACGTAGTTTTGGATCGATTGGCTCGCCATCTTCATCAACCTCAGTGCGCATAACCCCCTGCGCATTTTTCAAAGCTTCTTCCTCTTCTTGTTTCTTCTTAGAATAATGGCTCGGCATAACCTAAATTATAGTATTTAAAGTAACAAAAGTCAATCGACTAGGGTAGTGTCAGCATTCTGTAGTGCACCTGATAGATACTTCATACTCCTTCTTGGCCTGTTTAAAGCAGGATCTCCTTCTTTTGGTGGGTCAACCGCAACTAAACCTAAGCGTTGACGGGCACAATCTAAGGCTAGAAATGCTGCATCTGCAAGGTCGGGGCTGCGTCCAAAGCGAGCTTTGAACTCTGGCTTTGATTCGATCTTCATGCGTAGAGTCGATCCTTTTACATGGTCATAGTTTCTTCCAGTTATTTCTTGGGCTAAATCAGAGGTCACTCCAAAGACTTGACGAGTTCTCATTAGCTCTTTGCCCACAAACCAAAGCTCAGAAACCCTATTTACATAGAGTTCAGTGCCTACCAACTTGCTGTTTGCACTTACTCTTTTGTCACTTGCCTTACCACCAAATGATATCCGCATGAATCTATTGGACCATTCTCCTGCCAACACATCGCAGAACGGAGCACCAGCTCCAGTGGCATCAACGCTTACATTTTCTGGGGGGATATTTAGCTTCTCGCAATGCTCCCGAATCTGTCGGACAATCTGATATGTTCTCGGAACTGCTTTATTTGTAGCGTCATCGTTTAAATGGATGGCTTTGCCAAACTCAATAACGTATTGACCAGACTGGTCATACCCACATTTAGCTGTATAAAGTATAGTCCTGTCTCCCCCGTTAGTGAAGGCAGGGTCGATGCCACATAGATTTACAGGGGTGCTTTGCCACTGAACAGAGTTCATTGCTTTGCTCGTAGTGATCTCATTCTCTGTGTATATGCCTGTGGTTTCATCACTATCAAAGAAGACTGCCCGAACCATTCGCATATACCCCCTGCTCTCAACCCCTAGTAGAGCTTTGTCCTCTGCTAGTTTTTCTTCTGTTGGTAGCCAAGGGTATATTGTTTCTCCCGCCATAATGTTGGGAGATCTCTCACCATCTAATCGTAGATACTTGCCCTTCCATTTTGTGTCCCACTCATCAGCAGTATTTGTGTCAACACTATCCCAACCATCGACAGGAGTTGACCACACCCCAAAAGCATCGAAGCGGCTATTGGGGTTGGACATACCAATCATTTGAAATGAAGGGTTCTTACTCAAGTTTGTAAGACCTGCGTGAAGGATAGCTTCAGAAAGTTCTGAAAGCTCGTCGCCAATAAGGATCACACGTTTCTGCTTGATACCGATGAACTTACCAACAGCTTCTTTAGTTTTACTTTTTTCTGCTGAAATCAACGAGAGACCTGCTCGCTCAATCAAAACGTCTTTCTCATTTATGTAAGCAGCGTTGCCAATTGAATCCCGAATCTTGATTGGTGCATCATCAATCACGGATAGGAGAGACATAACACTACCCCAGATACGTTTACGAGCTTCACGCAAAGTAGTAGAGGTCATCAAAACAAGAGTATCTTGTGGTTGACACAACCAGTTAACAATACCCCACGCAGCCATAGTATGGGACTTACCAGAGGAAGCACTCCCCCCTATAGCTAAATATTTATTCTCCAGAGCAGCGCGAATCATCATCTCTGCCCAAGGATGACGAACCATTAATTTTTCTGGGAGATCTTCGTTATTCCAGAGTTCGTCACATATTCTCCAGAAGTAATATTCACGAGCAATAACCTCCTCGTGTTTAGCGAAACCATATAAAAGTGCAGTTAATAAACTCGTAGGGGGTAGTTGAAAACCACCCACATCCATCCGTTTAGTTTTCGGATCGATTTTGGGTTCTAGTAACTGCTTGCTCCTCTCAGCTATTAAAGCCATATTTTAATAACAATAAAGCATTTAACATGGGTATCAATCCGAAAGAAGAAATCCAACAACGAGCAGTTGATATGTATCACGCCGATTGGAAAACGTCAGCCATTGCAAAAGAACTTGGTGTTCATGCAGGAACAGTGAGGCGTTGGTTTAAAAAAAGGGGAATCCCAGCTAGAAAAAATGGAGCCGATGTGTCGAAAAACGAAGAAGAAATCGACATGACTGTAGAATCTGTCGATGGGGTAGACCTAGATAAGCTCACAGATGAAGCAGCAAAATTAGCTAGGCACGATGCAAGAATCAAAGAGGAACAGGATATTCTCAATATTGCTGAAAGTCAGGCGAGTCCTGCCGATCAATATCAAAACTACATAGCTCAAGCAGCTATTAGACTAGCGCGGGATAGTATGAAAAACATTAGTGGTCCTAGAAATGTAAAAGAACTTTCAGAGTTAGATCAACTTATCCGCAGAAATTTAGGGCTTAATTCTAAGTCTGGAGGTGGGTCCGCAAACAAAATGCAAATAGATATCTCTATCTTAAATAACAAGAAAGCAGATAGGGGGAACGGAACTGTAATCGACATCGAACCCAATGATTAACAACTTTGATAACTTCTCTTGGGACTACAACCCAGAACAAGACCCTTACGTCAAAAGGTCTAATTACATTGGGCACGAAGATCCTAGAGAAGTGAGGTATGAAGAAGTAATTTTCTTTAACCAACTTGAACGCGCTTTAATTGGAGTTGTAGATAAACCTAATGAACCTCCAGTTGCTTGTTACAGCAGCGCAAAGTCTTTACAGATTTTACAAGAGGAACATGGGTTGTGTGCTGAGGACGCTCGCCTAGCATTAGAACAATTAATGGATACTGACTTTGGTCCTCAAGCCCCACAATTTATTGACACTAGTATTGTTGAAAAGAAATGAAGCTCTTTAAAAACAAGGAACTTGTCCACGATCCAAAAGTTATCATCCGCAATAAAGATGATAAAGATGTGTCGTTTGTGATAAAGCAACTTGAAGGAGCTTTTTACAGAGTGATCCCTAACAATGCTAGAGAGATAGCTTTCTTGCAGGGATTAAAGAAAAACATTTTTGTATACACACCAGCTTCTGGTGATGGTCTAATAGTAACACTTAATTTATTTTGATCGTCGGTATCGATAACGGTTTAGATGGTGGGCTTTGTGCTATAGCTAGGTTTGATGGAAGCCTCATTGATAAAATAGCTATGCCCACTAAGTGGGTTTGCAAGAAACGTGAAGTAGACACTATCAAAATTAAAAACTGGTTATTAGATTTCAATACACCATTTGTGCTGGCAATTGAAGAACCACTACCCCATGCAAAAAGTTCACAAGCCGTTCGTTCAATGGCGTTGAGCTTTGGTAAGATAATAGGGATGGCTGAGACAAATGAATACGAAGTGTTCAGAGTGTCTGTCCACAAGTGGCAAAAAATAATGTTAGGTTTTAGACCGAAGGGGACCACCAAACAAACAGCGTTAGCTAGGGCAGAACAAATTGCCCCAGAAGAAAACTGGCTGAAAAATAAGAGGTGCCGCAAACCCCATGACGGAATGGTGGATGCGTTTTTAATCGCCCGTTATTTATGGGGATTAGAAAAACTTGAAAAATCTCTTTGACGGTATCGGCAGGGTGTGAGAATGTGGGCGCATGAATTTACCCGCCCACTCTGAAAGAGGACACGCAGAGTTCTCCCCAAGTAGCCTAAAATATTGTGCTGGCTGCGCTGGGTATAAGGGCAGAGAAGGGACTAATGCTGCCGCTGAGATGGGGACTAGAATCCATGAGGCTATTGAAATTAATGATTCCTCAAACCTTCAGTCGGAAGAAGAGATTTCTATATTCAATGAGATCATAGCAGATCAAAAAGAATATCTGATGAATTATGCGGACAAAGAACTTACTGAGTCCCATGCTGAAATTGTTCTTGATGTTGAATTACGTGGCACATCTACATATGGGACATGTGATTTTCTTAACGTGTATGGGGGCACGGAGGGGGTGTTGATCGATTACAAGACGGGTATCAGCAAGATCGACACCCCCGATAAGAACTGGCAAGCCAAAGCTTACACTGTTGGGTGCTTCCAAAGATTCCCAAAATTAGAATCAATAGAGTTTGTATTCTTTATACCACAGAGAAATGAGATTTTATCTCATAGGTTTTATCGCCATGATTTAGATGAACTCGTTGACGAATTATCTGCGGTCATTTTACAAGCAGAAAAAGTCAGACCAAAATGGGAGAAAGGGACACCCGATCTATCTGAGCTAACGCCAACAGTTAATTGTAGGTTCTGCCAGTTTGAAGATGTTTGTCCTGCACTTGGTGGTCTTGTTGTTGAGGTAGCGAAAAAGATAAACCCACAGTTACCTGACGTAGACCTTGACTCAACAGAAGACCCAGAAGTCTTAGAGCAACTGTGGGCAATCGCTAAGATTGTAACTAACTGGGCAGATGGGTTTAAGAAACGAGCCGTATCCCTTGCAGAAGAAGGGTTAGAGTTTCCAAACTTACGCCTCAAGAAAATGGCTGGGCGTAGAAATGTTACTGACAACAAGACCTTTTTAAGCATTGCTGAAAAATATGGTGTTGACACTGAAACCATCCTAAGCCATGTAAGCCTCCCTCTTGCGAAAATTGCCAAGGCTGTTGGTGACACAGCAGACAAAGGCGGCAAGAAACAACTCGCTAATGAGTTTTTAGATTCCTGTGAAGAATCAGGGATCATCGAACATTCACCCCAACGACGAACACTGTCGTAGGGAAAACAAGAAACAAGAAACAAGAAACATAGATGAGTGAAAAAACTGAGCTTACCAAAGCTCCTACAAGCAGTCTAACTACTTCCGCTATTTCGGACACGTTAGATCAAAATGACATTGAAATCCCAAGAGTAAATGTCGTTCAAAAAACCAGTGACATCACTGGTCCTGATGGAAACCCAGCACCTTACGGTTCTCTGGTATTAGACAAACGTATTATTCTTGCAGAGCCAGAACAGGCTATTCAAGTAGTTCCACTAAGCGCAATCAAAGCGTGGCGTGAGGACGTTCCGTTTGACTCAGATGATATCCCAAGGATTGCTAATTCATCAGAGGAGAAACATCAGCTCGGCTTAGATTCAGAGTATCCTATCCTTGAGTTTGCAGAGATTACTTTGCTTTTCAAAGGTGATGATCCTGAGTCATTCCCATTCCCACTTGGGAAAGGTAACTATGCATTGGGTAGAATTAATGTCGCTAAGGATGCCTACAGGCAAACCTTTAAGCGTCTTGCTACCTTTGCTGTCTTCAACAAAACAACTCCAATTCATCAAAGGCTTTGGAACTTCCAGTCAACTGCGATTACTCGTGGTAAGTATAGCTGGTTTGCTCCTTCGCTTACGATTACAAACGAGGAACCTAGTAAAGAGGTTGCTGAATTTATTGGGGGGTATTTAGGATAATGTCTGAAGAACCAAGCAGATCAGAAATACTCCAAGCAGAAGTTGTTAAGTTGACAGAAATAATAAGCAAAATCGAAGAAGCTCTTGTGGCAACATCCGCAGACCTTCATGCGACAAAGCTTATTAAAGAAAGTCTTGAGGATACAATTAAGGGACTCCCTGAACAGAAGGAAATTATTATGCCTTTTGATGGGGTAGTTCAACCTGAATGATTCCGACAAGGAAAAGGTAATGCGGCGGCACAGGGTATCTTGCTGGTATTTTTCATCACCTTAGAGGTAATCGCATAAAAGCCTCACCTTACCCCGTCCCCTTTGGAGGGGGGACGGGGTATTAATTTAAAGTATAATGGACAGATATATTTACGCAGTAGACTTCGAAACTTACTACGACAAGGAATGTAGTATTAAAACTTTGGGGACACTTGGTTACTTTAGCCACCCTCAATTTGACGCTTACATGGTTTCAGTGGTGGGGAACGATGGGACAAAGTTTGTAGGCCACCCCAAAGATTTTGATTGGTCAAAACTTAATAACCATATTGTGCTGTCCCACAACGCAAGCTTTGACGAAACCTTATATTACTATGGGGTAGAACAAGAATGGTGGTCTTCTTGTGAACCATACGAGTGGCATTGCACAGCGGACTTAGCTGCTTTCTGCAAACTCCCAAGATCTCTTAAAGGATCTACAGCAGAGTTGTTTGATCTCACAGTTGATAAATCAACACGAGACAACATGTCGGGCAAGAGATGGGAGGAAATGACTAAAGAGTTTCAAGACGAAGTTATTGAATATGCTCTTAAAGATAGTGAACTTTGTCTGCGCCTATGGGATACCTTGAGTGATAAATGGCCTGAGTTCGAAAGAAACATCAGCCGATTAAATAGAAAGATTGTGCAGCAGGGTATCCCGATTGATGAGAATTTACTTAAAGAGCAACTAGAAATAATTAAGACAAAGTTGTTTGAGGCTGAGGAAAATATTCCTTGGTTGGGGGATAAACCCCTACTGAGTAGGGCTGCTTTCGACGAGCAATGTTTATTGGTAGGTATTGAACCCCCAGTTAGTTTGGCAGAGACAGACGCAGAATCTCAAGAATGGATTGAATACCACAGTGAAGAACATAAGTGGATTAGTGCTGTAAAAGATTGGAGAAGAATAAACTCTATTAAGAAAAAGCTAGAGAGCTTTGATTATGCTACCATGCCTGACGGTAGGTATTATGGAGGGTGTATGTATTTTGGTGCCCATACAGGTAGGTTTAGTGGGTCTGGAGGTAACTTAAATCTACAAAACTTACCTAGAGACGAGATGTTTGGGGTGAACCTTAGGCATCTAATATCGCCGAAGTCTGACAAAAGATTAATCGCAGTAGACCTTTCTCAGATTGAAGTTAGGACATTATGCTGGTTAGCTAAGGATCACGAAATGTTGAAAGAGATTAAGCAG